TCAAAACATTTTTGTTTTGACTTATCTACAGAAAAATCAAGCTCATCATGAATAGTTAGTTTTAATTCAATTTCATTTAAAAGACCCGATTCATATATTTTAAGCATTGCTGCTTTTGTAATATCTGCAGATGAACCTTGTATTAAAGCATTTAATGCAGTATGAGTATAAGCTCTTTTAAGTTCAGTATCTGGATATTTTTCCATAGCTTCTATTTTTGAATAAGCTAAACTTTGAAAACTATCTTTAGGTTCCCATTTATTAAATCTTCTTTTACGTCCTAATAAAGTTTTAATATATCCTCTTGTACTTGCAACGTGTGCTACTTGTTTAGATAATTCTTTTACAAAAGGCACTCTACTATGATATTTATTAAATAATTCGTAAGCTGAATCATCATTTAATCCTAATTCTCTTGCTAATTTTTTATTACCCATTCCATAAAATAATCCTAAATTAATAGTTTTAGCTTGTTTTCTTTCTATACCAGCCATTTTTGCAACCATATCATGAAAGTCAGTATTATCATTATTTATAAATTCTTCTTTTATTTTTTTAGCAGAATCCATATTTTTAATCACAGCGTAATGTACTAATACTCTAGGTTCTTGTTGAGAATAATCAGCACAATACCAATCTTGATTTTCTTCTGGAATAAATAAACTTCTAATTAAAGGACCTAATTCAGGATCTCTTGCTGGTACTTGTTGTAAATTAGGATTGCTAGAACTAAATCTACCTGTAACTGTACCCATAGAATTAAATTGACAATGAATACGACCACTAACTCCTTTTTCTAATATCATATTCTTAATAAATGTATTTCTAATTTTATCTAACTTTCGAATATTTAAAATTGTTTTAGATATTTTATCATTTTGTTGCTCAAGCCAATCTTGAGTAAAAGATGCAGTTCCTTTCTCTGTAAAGTTATATATAATTTTATTTTTATCATATGCTTCTTTTAATGACGCATTCGCCCAAACATTTACGTCATGTCCTCCTACTTTATTTAGCTGATCTTGAAGCAAGAATTGTTTTTTTTCTAATTCATTATAAATTTGTTCAGCTTTTTTAAGATCAATTCTTACTCCACGTTTTCTTATTTCAAATAGACAAGGTATTAATTTCATTTCAAAATTAACTATGCTCTCTACGTCTTCAGTTTTAATTTTAGGTAATTGTTTTTGAAATATTTGAAGTGTTAGTAAAGCATCTTCCTTAGCATATTCTTTTACACTATTTGCATGTAACTTCCATAAATTATCTTTTACTTTAGCCCTTTTACCAAAGTTAAATTGTATAGCTTGTTGTAATTCAGCTTCATATTTAGATTTTTTTAAATAATATTGACTTAATGATTCAAGTGAATATTTTAGCTTGTTCTCATCTAATAAATGCTCTATAATCATTATATCGTATATAGAATGATACTTAGTAAAGGCCAGTCTTGAATCGTGTGAATTTAGCCATTCCATGTCATATAAAGCATTAGCAAATATCAGCTTTTTATTTAATTTAAGTAATTTATCAATAAAATCAATAACTTGATTGTTATTAAGATTTCCACCTCCTTCGTGTCCTATTGGAAAATATTCATTATAACCACTATCTGTAGCTATAGATATACCTACTAATTTACCATCTTTTCTAAAACCACCTGGTCCTAAAGATTTAAGATTAGGATCATAGGTCTCGGTATCAATTGCTATGATATTTGATTTTTCTAATTCAGAGAATTTGAACATTCTCCTAATATAATTTTTTTGTTAATATACGTCCAAGACTTTCCACCATTATTCATCCAAAAATCTCCGACTGTATCGAAATCAACATATTTTTCAAAAGTTATTATTCCTTCTGCTGAAGTATTTAATAAAAGTTTTACACAATGAATACAAGGACTAAGAGTTGTATATACAAATTTAATCTCATATACGTTTCTACACTGAAGTAATGCATTTTGTTCAGCATGAATAGCTTTACAAATATCTAAACCTTCACCTGATTTTAAATGAGCACCAGAACATGGCTTGTCTATACAATGTTCAGTATGAGCAGGTCCTCCATTGTAACCTGTCGCTAGAACATGTCCTCTTTCATTTATTAAAATACAACCTACTTTTCTTCTTGCACACGTTCCTCTTTCTGAAACTAGATTAGCCATTTTTAAAAAATACCAATCTCTAGGAATTCTATAGTTATCCATTTTTAATTATTTGTAATTTATCTAATAAAGTAAGTCCATCTTCTTTTCCTATTTTTATATCAGCCGCTTGATATAAAGTTTCCACTATTTTCATAGGATTTAATTTATATTTTTCTATAAGATCATTAAAAGAAAAATCACATTCGTAATTTTGAATTCCTGCTCTTACAATATTTGCATCTTTTAAATTTGTATCATACAAGTGACGACTTCCAGCATTAATATGTAATTTTCCTAGTTTACATTCTATATTTAAACTATTTAGATAACAAGCAATCACGAAACTAATTGCACTAAAATTAAAACTATCATATGGAAGACCTAGCCATATGTCGTTACTTCTCATTGTAGTTATACAATGTAAATATAATTGATTTTCTTTAGGTCTTAAAAAAAATTGCATAGCTATAGTACAAGGAATATCTTTACTTGATCTAGGATTCTCTCTCCATATAGTAAGTACCGCTTGTCTTGAATCTCTATCTTTTTTAAGTGTATCTACAATATAACTTATTTGAGTTATTATTTTAGGACCATATGCTCCAAAGAACGTTACACCATCATCACTAAATCTTTTTATATTTTTCATGTATTTAGAAATAGTTAAAAGATCATTTCTACCATCTAATATCCATGCCGCTTCTCCAAACATAAAACTATAATTTAAATTTCTCTCTCTAATTGTAATTATAGGTAAATTCATATCTAAAGAAAAAGTATGATTTAACTTTTCATAAATCTTTAATTGACGAGGAGCACATTCATAATCGTACTCTCTTATTATTTCAACTATAAAATTTTTATAATCTTGATCTATTTGATTCATATATTATTTACAAATGCTGTTTCTTCTATTTTTTCTATAACTCTATTTAAATCATGACCTTCTTTAAACATATCGTAACGAACAAAATCTTTACGATTTTTTAAAGGACATAATAAAGATAAAAAACTATTTTTTTTAGGATGTTTATCTTCCCAACAATTTAAATACATTTCTATAACTTTATCAATATCATTATATTCTTCATATCTAATTTTTTTATTTATATTATGATTTTCTTTTACCTTTTTAATATCATCAGGTATACACCAAACGTAAATAGCACCTTCACGATTTAAATATTTCCAAATATTATAAGCATCATATGAAGGTCCATCTCTATAGATATAAGAATAACATTGTTCTGATGGCCAATGTCTATCTATAACAACTAATTTACCTTTTTCTTTCATCTTAACAGCAAGTCTTGCAGCTGCTGTATGCCATAACTCCATATTCTTGTGCACTCTTAAATGTATATAATAAGAATCAGGATATAATTCTTTAAATTTTTTAGCTAATGTAGTTTTTCCGACACCATCAGGTCCTTCTAATATAATTATTCTAGCAAGCATTTAAAAAATTCTTTCGTTCTTTCTTTTGTCCAAAACTTTTTACTTAATATATAAGCTTGACTACTTATTAATTCTTTTAATTCTTCATTACTACCGTTTTCTATAATTTTTAAATTAATATTTAATCCTAAAACTTTAGCTTCCTCTGAATGTGCATATATAATATTACCAGCATCGTTTGCTATTTTATATCTTACTCTCCACCAACCACTTCCTCTCATAGTATGATAATGTGGAGGACTAATCATTCCCCATACTTTTTTGTATTCTTCAAATAATTCATGTTCTTTTAAACGAACTTGTTTTTCTTTTACATTTCCAAATCGTTTAACATTCCAATTAAAAACTTGTTTAGTAAACCAACTATTTTTACTTACTAAACTTGCAAGAATCCACGCTTTTTCTTTTTCATTATTTTCTTTTGAAAATAAATTATTATTATCAGTATGATTTAAATATGTATTAGTATAAGGAGTAGGATCCCAATTAATAATTTTATTTGCTTTCATTCCTAATTCATCATAATTACCACCATCATATGCTGGCACTAATAAAGTATGTGGCCATTTATCAAATGCAAATGTATCAACTAAATCTTCAATTTCTTTTTTAAAAGGCTGCGCTTCGTCCCAATAAACTTTACCTACAGGATTTCCAGCTTGACTTACTTTTTTCCATATTCTCCAATGTCCTCTACTAAAAGTTCCAAATCCTTGAACTGAATCTTTAGTTTGCCAATCATCTATTGAAATAATAGCATCTGGTCTCTTAATTATAGTATATGCTGCTCCGTACCAATACCTTGCTGATAAACTATTAGGGCCAAATACAAATACAAATACTTTATCATACATTGATACATCTTCTCCTGGAATAATTGCTTTATGAGTTACATCATGTCCTAATTCTTTTAGAACAGTAGGAAGTATTCTAGCAGAAGTTGCTATATTTAATGGACTACGTGCAGTACCAATTGATAAAGCATTAAATCCTGTTACTAAAATTTTCATTTATTTCTCTTTCTTCTTCTATAATTTTTTTTATATTAGGTGCTTTCCAGTCTTTAGGTTTTATAACGTCAAATTTAGTTCCACGTTTTCCTGTTTTATCTTCAGCTCTAATTTTACTCATATTAGCTTTTTGAACTTCTTTCCAAGCTTTTTCAAATGGTAAATTAAATAACCAAGCTGTTCCTAAAGCTATATAAACTATATCAACTAAAGCATCTAAAGCTCCAGCTGCATCTTTTTTAGTTATAGCATTAGTATATTCAGCTAATTCTTCCATTAAAAAAGCAGTTCTAAAATTAATCAGTTCATTATTATTAGGTATATCAACTCTTTCATTTTTTTCAAAGCCATATTTTTTATGAAAATTATCTATATCTTTTAATATATCTATCATAATAATCTTTCTTGTTTAGGCGGTTTTCTAAAATCAACCACTTGATGTATTTCTTTATTTTCTTTTTTATCTTCTATACTATTTTTAATTATTCTTGCTACATATTCAGCTACAGGTGGCATAACACCTCTTGCAATTTGTGAACCAATTGTAGAAGCTGGTCCCTCCCAAACATAATCATGAGGATAACCTGCCATGTAAGCTAATTCTTTATGTCCAAATAATCTATCTTCTGAAGGATGTATATAAAAACCTCCAGCTATAACTGGTATATGTTCATTATCTTTTAATCTCCATTTCATAAATTGAGGTCTACCTTTTACTCCACCTCTCATTCCTCCACGTTTCCAAGTTTCTGGTGGATTATATCTTTCCCAAGTTACTCTTAAACTTTCACCTTGTTTACAATGCTTTAAATAAGGAATTTCATTTTTTCCTAATTTCATTAAATGTCCTATATCTTTTTTATGTTCTAATTTAAAATTTTTAAGAACTTCTCCAGCGGTAGGTAACGGAGAAAAGTTTAGTGGTTTTACACTTAAATAATATTTAGTTGCTATAAAGAAAAATCTTTTACGACTATGATTTAATCCGGTATATCCTCCATCAATTAATAAATGTGTTGTATAATATCCGAGCTTATTTGCTTCATTTGTTAATTCAGATATCATTTCATAGCCACCATTTTTACTATAAACTCTTGGAACTGATTCAAGTACAATAGCTTTAGGTTTTAAATCTTCTAATAAATTAAAAGCATTTCTCCAACAAGATATTCTAGGATCTTTTTTCCAAGCCATTGCTCCTTTTTGAGTTGATCCTAAATTTGACCAAGGAGCACAAGGAGGATTACAATAAATAAAATCTACTTTATTTTTAAATTTATCTTTAGGCCAATCTTCTTCTCCTTCATAATATTCTATATTTGGAAAATTAGCTTGAAAAGTTTTTTTATAAACTCCAGGTTTCATTTCAAAATGTGCTAAAATATCAAAATGTTTTTTAACTCCTAAAGCAAATCCACCAGCAAATATATATACTCCTAAAGCTTTCATTAATGTATTGTATAACTATACTTCGTTTCAGGTTGTAATATGAACAAATTCTTTTTAGCTCTAGTAATAGCAACATAAAATACTCTATGTTCATCATCAGGTTCTGTATTTAATTTTTTCCAAGTTTTATAAGATATATCACTTATTACAACTACATTATCACTTTCTCCACCCTTAATTGCGTGTATAGTAGATAATCTTATTCTTGCTTTATTTTTAAATATATCTCCAGATTTTACTAAAGATTCAAACATTAACATATCTTCAGGATCAAGTCCATGAATAACTTCTTGCCAATCTCCTTTTGCTAATAATCCACAGTTCTCTCTTAAATATTGTAAACTAAATTGTAAATTAGTATCTACATCTTTTAAATTTTTAAATCCACGTTTAATTCCTACATTACTTTTTAAACAAGAATATAATTTTTGAAGTTCTTCAAAAGTAATAGTTTCTTCTTTATTTAATTTGATCCATGATCTAATGGCTATGACAAATCTATTTGCTTTAAATTCTTGATATCCTCTTTCATAAAACCAACCCATACGTTTACAATAAGATTCAGCTCTATGTAATTGATAGCCTGATCTTGCTAATATTAACCATTCTCCCAAATTCATATCAACTTCTTCTATAGAAGATATTTCAGTTATAGTTCCTTCTTCATCTTTAGCTGTCCATTCTTTAGATTGTCTTAATAAAATTTTATCAGTAATATTACAAGCTAATTTATGAATTACTTTAGGAAGTCTATGACTTTTAGGTAAAACTTTAATATCACCTTTTATATTTAAAAAATTAGTTACATCAGCACCCGACCATTTATATATAGCTTGGTCATCATCACCTGCTATATATCTTAATTTACAATTTTGAGTTAGTTTCTCAATTACTCTCCATTGTTTTATAGTTAAGTCTTGTGCTTCATCTACGAATATAATATCTAAATTAGGAACATATTCTTGTTCTAAAAATACATCTAACATATCAGTAAAATCAAGAAGATTTTTAGCTTTCTTAAAATTAAAATATGATTTACTAAAATATTCTTGCTCTTCCCAACTATGTTCACATTCTAATTCTTTCCACACTGACTTTAAATTTCTTTCACTTGATCTTGCAACTTCATCGCAAAATAACAATAAATCACCTTTTTTATTTCCTACTATAATACCTGAATTATCTTCTTCTGATACACCGGACATTTCTATTCTTATTAATTCACTAAATTCTTTTATTCGTTCTCCCTTAAATACTTGACCACTATTAATATTTAATGTTCTATAACATAAACTATGTATAGTTTTAAAATATTCTAAGTCATCTTCTAATAATTTAAATTTTTTAATTACTCTTGATCTTGCTTCTTTAATAGCTCTACGTGTAAAAGAAAAAAATCCAATTTTATTAGCTTGAAAACCCTCTGCTATCTTTTCTTCTAATATTCTTAATAGTTCTGTAGTTTTACCAGTTCCAGGACTTCCAAATATTTTTAAAGTTTTATTGTCCATGTTTCTTATGAATATTAACTAATACTTGATGTTGCTTATCTGATAATAAAATATGCTCGTCTGATTTATTTAATTTTTCAATTACACTATTACAAAAATCTACTTCCCAAGTATTTAATTTATTTTTATCTATGTCATTTAAAAATTTAACTAAATTCTTATATTTTTTTCCGTCAATTTTTTTTAAAAGTCTTGTCGGTATTTCTCTTGGAGATACTTTTTCTATTTTTAAATTTAACATATGAAAATATATTATACGACATACGTTCACATCTGTTAAAGCATCATGCCAGTCATGATAACCTACATTAAAAAAAAATTTATGACACTCTTGTAATTTAGGAAATTTATAATCTTGATATTGACTTTGTAACTTCATCTTATCTTTTGCCATCATCATAGTGCAATAAATATTACTTGGTTTATTAAATTTTATATGAAATAAATTAAAAGCTCTTTCTATTATTTGTAAATCAAAAGCTGTATTATGAGCTACAAGTGTATTGGCTTTACTTAATAATTCTGAAAATATTTCTAAAACTAACTTCATAGATACACCTGTTTTTTCAGCATCTTCTGTAGTTATTCCATTTATATTAGATGCTTCTTTAGGAATTATAAAAGGTATGCAACTAGGTTGTATTCTAAATGATATTTGAGATACTATTTTCTCTTTATCATCACAAAGTTGTGCTGCTAAACTAACTAAATGAGGTTGTTCTTCATGATCTGATTTTAAATCTCTACGCCAAAGTCCATTAGTTTCTGTATCAAAAAATAATATCATTATCCTTTTTTTAAAGATAATTCAACACCTTTAACTTGAACTTTATTATTTATTTTATTTTTATCTCTATCATTTTCTAAAAATAAAATAGCAGAGGTTAATGCATCATTGCTTACTTGTTTTTTATTAACATAATCAAGTAATATATTTATAGCTTGTTCTTTATTCATATGCTTCTTTTTCTATATTTGGCTGTTTAAATTCTTCAGTTTGATTTGTAAAATTTTTAATAGACCATACATTTACAAATTTTCCTTTAATTTTTCTACCTATATGATTAGCTCCTAAATTTTTTAAATAAGCACTAATTTCATGTAATTTAAATTCTTTAAATCTATGTCTATCTAAAAATTCCATAAAATCATTTATTCTAAACTCAGTATTAGTTTCTAATATAATAGCTTTACCTCTTAGTAAATCTTCAGATTCAGTAGAGGAAGTTGATCCAGTGCAAAATCTTTCTAATAAATCATATAATCTACCTTTATTACTTGAATCAGCTGGAGCATCTACTTGCTCTAATCTTTGCATTAAATCGTTAATAGTTTCTACCCATAACTTATCATTAATCTTAGGAAGTAACATATTAATATTTTCAAATACTACTTTTCTAAAATCTAAAAAACTATAAATATGATTACTCTCTAATGGTCCTATTCTTTTTTCATTTAAAGTTAAATAATAAGTAGGAGGATCAGTTAATATTTTAGTAATACCATTTAAAGAAGGCATTTCTCCATTATCATTAATTCCAAACTTACAGGTAAGACACTTAGGTCTATTACATACAGAATTTATAGGTGATTCATTACATCTATAATTATAATTTTTATTTTTTAAACTTTCTAATGTATTTGTAAATTCTCTAGGTTTAAGTGGTGGTGTTAAATATTTTTCATTATAATCTTCTAATTGTTCTTCCCAATTTTTAGGATCTTTTTTTCTTAAATAAACACCTAAATTAAATAATCCATTATTTCTTCCTCCTTCACTAATACCGCCTAAAGCTATTAAATGTTGTAAACAAGGAGGACCACCTGGTAATTTATCTTCAGAATTATCTAATTTTTTTATAAAACTCAAATCAATTTCATCTAAACTATTAATTGAAAATTTATGAATCCATTTAATAAAATTTTCTGGGGATAATACTTTACCATCATATAAAGCATAACGATCAGTTTCAGATCCTCCGAAATATGGCATATTAAGCCAATTACCTACATCTTCTTTTGTTAATATTTTATCTTGTAAAGGTCTTAAATCATATTTATTAAAACCAAATGCTTTAGCAATTTCTTTTAATTTTTTTATTATAAGAGCTGCCGAAATAAAATTTTTAGTAAATAAAAATATATGCCCTCCTCCACTTTTAGAACGACAAATTATTAAATTTTTTTTTACAAATAATTTTGAAATTTTTTCTAAATCAACACCTGCGTAATCATCTACATCAAGACAACCCCATTTACACTTACTTTCTTCATTTATTGGAACTACACCTAAACCTATTTTACCTTCTAGGTGTAGTTTCCACAAATCTTTTGTATAAGGTTCTCTAATTGTATTTCCAAATCCATCAAGCTTAACTCCCTTTGTTTGAGTAATTGTAAATTTACCATAAGCCCTAGTTAGACCTGGAAATACATTAAAAAAATCATCGGATAACATGACTTAAAAAGGTGTTTCTTCACTATCCTCAGATTCATCATTTATATTTTGATCAGTATCTATTGGTTCTGATGCTTTAACTTTACCTTTATCTATAGATTCAGCTAAACCCTCAGCCATGTTAAATACGTCTTTATTTTCTATTTGACCTATTTCTTCTATTTTATATTTAAACCAACTACCTTGATCGTTCTCTGCTTGAATAGTAGATAGATTAAATTTATATAAAAAACTAGGTGGATCGATAGTTTGACCTTTTACATTAATCTTTTTCATTTTAAGAAGTGTGTTCCACTTTCTTGAAACTGAAAGATTACTAGAAGTCATATTTAATACAGCAGGTTCATATGTATTATCTTCTTTTTTAAGAAGAATAAAATGTTCTGCAGTATCAACTATTTGATTTTCTCCTAGAAAAGATTTTCTAGTTTTAGAATCAGTTTTAGTATTAGCGGGTCTCATATCGTGAACTGTAACTAATCCTCCACCTTTCTCTCTAGGAATCCACTCTACATAGGTTTTTCTATATCCACAAGGAATAACTTCAATACTGTCATTATATAAAGTATTAGTAACTGTATTAAAGATCATACCTTCTTCAGCTCCCTCAATATACTTTTCATCTTTTTTCTTTCTTTGAGGTGAACCAGACTGAACTATAGCTAATCTAGGAATAGTAATATCATCATTAGTGACATTCTGTAATCCTTTACCAGCATTTTTCAGAATTAAATCAGCATTAATGTTTCCTATTAAAGCTCCATTACTTGCTGCTTTCTTTATTGCTTGTTTTGTTTCAGCCATTTTTATTTCTCCTTTCCGAGTTTTACTTTTGCTATACTGGCTTCGTATACACTAAAATATTCTTCGGGTAATGTTTCTCCTAAAGAATATCTTTCTTTTGCAAAAGCTTTTAATGTACCAGGATGCACGGTTGACTTTTCTTCATAAGGAATATTCTTAAAATTTTTATTAAGAAGTCCTATAAGTTTATCAGCTTCATCGTACTCTCCTTTTGCAAAACTAACTTTAACATCGTGTTTAATTAGTTCAGCATGACCATTTTCTTCTAACCATTTAAGAGCACCTGCTCTTTTATCATCTGGTATAGAACAAAATAGTTCGTCTTTAACTAAAATTTGACTTCCATCTGCAAGATCAAATCTAGTCATATTATTACACGCTGCCATAGCATCGGGTAATTCTTTTTCTTCTATTTCTCGAATTTCAGATTTTAAGACTTTTAATCTTTCTTCTTCTTTTTCAAGAATTTTCTTTTTTTCTATTAATTTATTACCAATCGCTGTAACTATTTCTAATCCACCTTTTGGTAAAGTTTTCTTTTTCTTATGCTTTTCTACTGCGTCAAATATCCATTTATCCGACATAATTATCGTTCTCCTTTCTGTTATTATAAATATCTATCTCAACTGGATAATAAGCTCTATGCTCTCTATCCCATTTAAGTATTTTAAGTCTACCATTATTTATATCAGAGGCAACTATTGAAGCAATCGCAATAGCTACAGGGTCACCCATTGCAAGTAAAAAATCAGAATCATTAAAGTCTTTTAATTTCTGTTTCATTAAACGTACAACAGGATCAGACGAAAAAGTTATTTGTTTATATGGTTTTAATAAAGCTATTAATTCACCATATCTACCAGCTGCAAGAACATTTACATTTGGATTTTCTTGCACTATAAACACTTTCGCCATTTCTTCTCCTTTCTTTTTTTGATTTACTTTAGAATTAAAAAGTTTATATTTTAAAAAAATCAATTAGAAAACAGAAAGTTTTATATGCAAGTACATTTTGTAGATAAAAAAGATTTTATAGAATACAAGTTTAAAACTAAACCATATAAACATCAATTTGATGCTTTTATGATTAGTAAAGATAAAGAGAGTTATGCTCTTTTTATGGAACAAGGAACTGGTAAATCTAAAGTTATAATAGATAATATTGCTTATTTATTTCGTAAAGGTAAAATTGATACTGTTATAATAGCAGCACCTAAAGGTGTCTATCGTAATTGGATAGCTTCAGAATATGAAAATCATATGCCGGATGACGTAAAAGAATTTACAAAAACTCAAATATGGTCTCCTAATGAAACTAAAATTAATATAGATGAATTAGTAGAATTTTTAAAAGAAAGTAATAAATTAAGATTTTTTGTAATTAATGTAGAAGCTTTATCTACAGAAAAAGGAACTAACTATGTACATAGATTATTAAATACTGGAAAATCTTTTTTTGTAATAGATGAAAGTTCTAATATAAAAAATAGAGGAGCCAGAAGAACTAAAGCTTGTCATAAATTACATAAACTTGCAAAATACAGAAGAATATTAACAGGAACTCCAGTAACTCAAGGTCCGCTAGACTTATGGTCTCAAATGCATTTTTTAGATCCTTATATATTACAAAATAGTTTTTTTGCATATCGTAATACATTTTGTGTAATGAGAAGAAGAAGATTATCCACTCATACTTTTGACGAAGTTGTAGGTTATCAACGATTAGAAGAACTTCAAGAAATTTTAAAGCCATATAGTTTTAGAGTAACTAAAGATGAATGTTTAGATTTACCTCCTAAAGTAAAATTAATAAGACATGTAGAAATGACACCAGAACAAAAAAGAATGTATATCACTTTAAAAAAGAGAGCTATACTAGAGCTTGAGCGTGAAAAAATCGTGTCTGCGCCTCTTATAATCACACGAATTTTAAGATTACAGCAGATATTATGTGGTTTTATTAAATATGATGACGGAACTGAAACTATAATAAAAGGTGAAAATCCTCGTATACAAGAATTATTAGATGTTATTGAAGAGACACAAGGTAATATAATTATATGGGCTACTTATAGAAACTCAATTAAATTGATTCGTGATTCTTTAGCTAAAATATATGGAGCTAGTAAAGTTGCAACTTTTTTTGGTGATACTAAATCTGAAGAAAGACAAGAAATAGTTAAAAATTTTCAAAGTGGAGATATAAGATTTTTTGTAGGTCAACCTAGAACAGGAGGTTATGGCATAACATTAACAAATGCTAAAACTGTAATTTATTTTAATAATACTTATGATATGGAAGTAAGACTACAATCTGAAGATAGAGCACACAGAATAGGTCAAAAAGATAAAGTAACTTATATAGATTTCGTATGTCCTAATACTTTAGATGAAAAAATTATTCAAGTATTAAATAATAAAAAAAAATTAGCTGACGAAATAACTGGTGATAAATGGAAGCAATTATTCGCTTAAAGGACTTTTTTCTCTTATAATGTGTCTTAATACTTTTCCTTTATGAGAACCTTTTTTAATAGTATAACCTGAAGTACCATTACCATTAATTTCGACTTCTTTTCTACTTCTTAATAATACATTATTTTTCTTTTCTATTTCTTTATTAGAAAAATTTTTAACTATTAAATCTTTTAATCTTTCAATCATTATTTTTTAAATATATCCAATGTGGGTTTAAGTCCGTAAATTGCACCAAAAATTCCTACAATTAACCATTGATACCAAGTAGGAAATTTACCAAAATAATCAAAGAATAAATCTAATTTAGTTTTAATATTAACATCATCACTAATGATTGCATAAGATAATACTAATATTGGAATACACACTATTATAAGTACAAATTCATCCTTCCAAGTTTTATCTTGTTGATCAGATACATCTCTTTGGTATTCTATTTCACCACGAGCCATACGTTCATAATATCGCTTCTCAGCTTCTGATTCTAATAACTCAGATTGTTTATGATTCTTATAAATCTCAGCACCAGTTTTAAATATTGTAGGTATTATATTCCACCACATTAGGCACAACTCCTTATTATATTTGCTAATTCTTTACAACGTTTTGGTGTTTGTTTATGCCAATTAGAATCAATCATTTGATTTGCAGCTTCATTATAGTCTTGATTTTCTAAAGCTATAAAAAATTTTTTAAATTTACTTACACCAGTTTTACCTAATTGAAATACCATTTCTATTATAACTCCTTTTACTATAGCTAAAACTAAACTTAATTGAGAAG